ATACTATGCTTTTGATTGTCCATTCATAGCCCTATGGATAAGGTCCAACCATACGCTGGCTGGCATACTGCAATACCATTCATTAACATTAGTCTTTCCTTTCCGTTTGTGCAAGACTGTTCCAGTCCAAGCATTATCGTTTTTTATTTCTATTTCTAACTCTTTAATCCACGCACTAAGGTCCATGCGGATATGGTTTTTTACTTCAATAGTTACTCCATTGACACCGCTTACATCACCTTTATCTAATTGTGCGCCTGCGATTCGGCGGTCTGCATATGGAAAACCGTTTACTTTTAGCCATTTAACTACATCTGCTTCTGCTTTAGAACCTTTTGCTTTACGTGGATTACTCACATCATGCCCTCCTGTTGGTATCTAACGATAACATCTTCTAGATACATAGACTCAGGATTAAATGCAAGACTTACATAGTTGTTTCCTGTTTGGTCTGCTCTGCCATAACGATTCTTGACTGGTGCTACGCATAGGTAAGTGTCATCACCTTGTTTCATTTGCCCAATAGTTAGCACCATTGCTGGAATCTGATTGACTAAACCCTGGATTGCTGACCGTGGCTGACAAGGATAACCTTCAAAGCCTTCTTTAGTATGGTGCAGAACCAGTAGTGCAGCGTTGGTATCACGAGCAAGATACTTTAGTTCTTTCATTGCTGCTCGCATACCATGGAACTCTTCATGCCCATCCATTGCTATGTCCATTAAGTTATCTACAACAATAAGAGTAGGGCTTCTGCCCCATACAGTTTCAAAGGCTGATACCTCATCATCTAAATCTTTAAGTGTTGGTGTAGATTCAAAAGACCAGAACAAATGATTGTTTGATAGTAATAATTCGTGTGCTTTTTCTGGGTCTTTCTTTAATAGTTGTTCTGCATTTTGTTGTGACATGTTACCTGCCATAGCAACTAAACGCATAGCCATTGTATGTGCGTTTGTATCTGCGCTGAAATAAAGAGTTGGAAGTTTTGTTCGGGCTGCTATAGCAAGGGCAATAGATGACTTGCCTGCACCTGGAGTGCCTGCAACTACTGTTACCTCTGCTCTACGCAGAATGATACCTGCCCGTTCAAATGCCGCAAAAGCGGGTGGCAATGGTTCGCCACCCACTTCTGCTTTGTTAATTGACCGTCTAAGTGTTTTCACTTTACCGAATCTGGTACGAAAGTATTCCAGTCTGGATTGGTGACAAGAATGTATTGGTTCTTGCACTTATCAAATGCACCTTTAGGTGCTGGACAGAAGTAACCTTTGTATGGTTTTCCATCTTTGCCCATTCCTTGAATGGCTGTCATTTTTCCATGCGGACAGTTCCGTCCACTAATACTTGGTGTTATTTGATATTGATTTTCAGTAATAACACTGCCACCAAATGCTGCAGCGATATCTTGTGTTGACATTGCAGGTGCTGGACTTACGCCCTTGATTGCAGTCTCAACTTCTTTAACTGCATCAGCAATAATATGAATGCCATTAGCAATCATATCTGCAAACTCTTCTGCAGTTTCTCCACGCAATGTGATACCTGTACCACCTGCTGATTTTAGATTGATGCTTATAGGTGCTTCCGTGCTAGGCACATATTCTCCTTACTCTAGTGGAGTGGCAAGACCCTTTTGGTCACGCCACTTTCTTACTCGCAATGCAAATTGTACACCTTTCCAACCTTCTTTGATATCTACAAATACTAATTTGCAAGTACCACTTCCTGCTGGTAGATGAACTATGATTGCCTTCTCTTGGTTTACATCTCCCCAAGTACCACGGGTTGCCGTGGCTGGGTCGTACGGCAAGCCGTGAGCATAGATTGCTAATTGCATGGCAATGTTATGTGGATGGTCAATGCGTCCTGTTTTTAAATCCGCAATAAACCGTTCACCTTTATACTCTACAATTCTATCTGGAGTACCTGCGATTTTATCTTTATCATAAACACAAAACTGTTCAATAAATAAATGATTAAAGATTGATGTTGCTTGTTCATATGCTTTGATATCAGGAAGCCACTGGTCTGGTACTGCACCAAGGTCCTGTCCTAAATCTAACCGTTCTGTTAATGCATGTATTGCTGTGCCAATAGTTGCTGCTTTGCTTGCGCCAGCATGGTCCATTGCTTCTTCAATATATGCATTAATTAAATTTTTATCTTCGCCTGCTGCACTAATGGCTAACAATAAATCTGGTCTTGTTGTTAAACCAAGTGCTGTCATTCGCATCTTCCATGCGACTAATGCTGAAGCATCATCTAAACTATTTGCAATTGTAGTAGCCCGTGTATAAGCAACTGGTTTCTTACCTTTAGGTGGGACAACCATAGGTCGTCCGTATCTATCTCTTTCTATTTCTGTAGCCATATTATCCTAGTCTCCTGTTAGGTTTGAAGCGGGTCAAAAAGGAGACAGCAATTCTGACCCGCTTCAATTGGTATAAAGATAGCACACAAAGGACGGAAGGTGCTACTTTATAGTGTCCCGTGTTCGCTGGTAGCGGGACCACCCACCATCACAAATCACCCATTCCAGGTGGTGCGAAGGTTACTCAGGGGTAACTTCCCTGACATCTACTTCATCTACAAACAAGTCACCATCTTCTGCGTATTGAACTTCGATATTGTTTTCAACAATCTCTCTAGCCTCATCTTCATTAGATGCTTCAATACCATTAACGGTGACATGTATTTTAATTGTTGCAGACCATAGTCTTTTAAGTTCATCTGCACCAATACTTCTAAGTAACTCATTAATATCTTCTACAGATAATGTTATTTCTTCATCACCTGATGAATAATTAGATGAAAATAATTCATACACATCACCACGAATCTGTTGAACTAAACTAAACTTTTCACTATATCGTTCTGTCATTTTGGTAAGTGCTGCTTTATCTTCTGTTGCTTGTTTAATTAATGCGCTAAGCGACTCACTAGTATGGTAGTAAGTAGCCCCATCTACTGTTACTGATAATTGTTCGGTCATTTTCTGTCTCCTATTCTTCCGAATCAATCCACGCATCAAGGTGATGCGCTTCAACAATTGCACTAACTGGTGCACTGGTCTGTCCCTTCCAGGTTACGCCTGATGGAAGTTCTATTAGTCTGTCCCATTCGCCATCTGATGCTGCATAGATAGCCTCAACACATGGCTCGACCATGGTTGGTGGTACTGGTGGATAATGATTGCCAGTTAGATGAATATATATTGATTGTTTAATATCAATAACATTTTCTGCTAACTCATAGGCTGTATTGCTACCCATTACACACCCAACAGTTCTAATGCACGCAACTTCAAGCCGTCATTGCGGGCACTGATTGTCGCAATGGCGGCGTCTTTACGACTGTTGCCATGGTCTGCGTACTCAATGACTGACTGCCATAATCCGAACTCTGTGTTACGGATATTCTCTTGTGTTGGAGAGTCATTGTAAATTGAGAATGCTTTATCTCTAGCAGCGAATGCTCTACTACGCATACTTTTTTCTCCTTTGCTAAGGAGTTCGATTGGGGAGTATTCCACTTTACTTGGGAGTGGGAATACTTTCTTGAAGTAGTTGACTGCGTGCTCACGGGTAGCCTCTCGCTCTAGTAATACAGTAGATAGTTGTGTATACATTTCCATAGATGTATAAGTCAGTTGCATAATCTGTTTGATTTCTTGAGGATTAAGAACTGCATTAGTTGTATGGCGTAATGTATATGTCATTTGATTTTTGCCACGATAGATTTTATTAATCTGATTATGACAAAACAAACGCTCAATTACTGGGCGTATAACTACAGATGATGAACCATCATGACTGGTCTTAGCCAAGATGAATGCTGCATGTGGGTCGCCTTTGATTTCCATTTCATTAGGCAACTGCAATAGCATCCATACTTTTGCACCTCCGTCATACTCACCTGCTGCTGCATAGCGAGCCTCACCTGAATCAATAATGGCATCAAGGGAAGAAAAGACTTCACCGTTTTGGAATGGTTGATATCGCTTACCAACTACACCTACTGCTGTGGTTTCACCTAATGCCGTTGTTTTTACAACTGCTAATTTATTTTTAATAGGTAACAATGATGGACTATCATTACCTGGAACTAAATAGTTGGCTGATAAATCATGCAATGATACTGTCCAATCAAGACCTGCTTGACGGGCTACATCACTGGCTGATGTTGCTTCTACTGCTGTGCCACTGCGGACAAATGCAGATTTATTTTTAGTAGGAACTGTCATTGGTTTGCCTCCTGTAATCCGTAGATACTTTCTACTACTTTTGGATGTAGTTGTTTACGCATAGCAGCAAAGCCATCGGCTGACCAATCTGCTGCATATACACGCTTTAATAGTTTGGCTAATGGATATGACTCTTTAGCCATTGCTAATAGCACTATTGCTTCTGGCTTTAATCCTTGTTCGTATCGAACATTGGATGCAAGACATGCTTGTGCTGATTGATATTTGCGTGGAGCACGGTTCATTAATGTAAACCATGCTTGATAGCATTTATCTGTAGGTGTAATTAAACCTATAGCAAAGTCACGCACTTGAACATCTTCATTAAGTGCAAAGATTAATGCTGCGGTTTCATCATCTGTTAACGTGCTGCTTGGATATGATGTTACATATTGCTTGACTAAATTAGCATGCTTCTGCTGCCATGCTGAACCTGATTCATAATCTCCAGGTTGAACACTATCTTCTAGTGCATATACTTTTTGTGCTAGTTCTGCTTTAGTCATTTTCTTTTTCACCTCTGTCTCCTATAGGTATCTTGCTATTGAATTGTATGTAGAAGTAGATACTACTTCTTCATCAGTCATCTTAAGAATACGAATAGCATTCTCAATTTCTTCTCGCATCTCATCATATGCATGCTTATGAAATGTTTCAAAGTCACGCTCTGGTTCTTTAGGAAAATCTTTTTCGTCAACTTTTAAATCAAAGTCGACATTAAGATTGTTGTTCCATGAGCGATAGTTTGTGCGTAGATTTTCAGCCTTTGAGATATTAGCAACGGCAAACTTAGTAACTTGTTTTCTCCAAGTATCCATTTGCTTTTGATACTTTGCTTCATTCTCATCTTGCTTTGCATAGTCAGCCTTCATTTGGGCTAACTTAGTTTCTAATGCTTTGATTACTTTGGCTGTAGGTATCTTTACATTAATTGTCCTGCTATTTCCTCTTGCCATTTCTGTCTCCTATTCTGGTTAGTACCAACCGTTTGTGCGCCAATGCGCCCATGCGATTGATGGTTTGTCATAGCGGTGTTTGATATACGCCAGCCCCCGCTCAATTTGCAGCGGGGCTGGGGTTGAAGGGTCTAGATTTAACAACTGTGGAATTCCAAAGGCTGTACTTTTACTGTTCCGTGCCTTGTGATTCCACGCTGATTCTTTACCCCACAATTTCATGAGTGCTTTATGTTCAGATGCATTCCATTCTGGATAGAATGTATTCATTTGAATTTTGGCATAGGCTTTTGATAAAGCCTTGGTCCAAATTACTTTTGCATATGTTGATGTTGATTTGTCACATACTTTATCGGCTGTGGCTATAACAAATGCATCACTTGGAACATGCCAAAGACTGACGAATGTTAGATACCATGCAGTTAATACTGCTAGTATTTTTTTCATAGCATCTTCTTAATTACATACCCTATGAAGGTAAATAAACCTATGATAAATAGCCATGATTCAAGAGGCGTCATTGGAAACATGATTAAGATATATCCTTCCTGTTGCTAATAGTTCATCTAAGATATCATTGCATTCATTAAGCGCTTGAATTGCTTCATCTAATTTTTGTCTAGTTGTATAGACATCATCGAATTCTCTACTCATTCTTCATCTCCCCACATTCTGTCTGGTTCCGTATCTACGCAACTACTATCTTCATCATGTCTATTGTCGCAGTTATCACAGATAGGGTCAATACCTCTGGCTGTGTCATCTCCATCTAAGTAGGCTGGCTCACTCATCTTTTTCATTTTCTTCTAATGTAGCCCACAATATAGGTTCTAATATACGTGCTACTTCATCTAACTTTTTTTGCAATGCTTCACTCATTTGATTCCCTTTCTATTCCTAATGCAGTTCGGGCTTCATCAATGGCTTCTTCAACTGCGTAATACATATCCATGTTTTCATAGTTGTTCCAGATTTCATGGGCTTTTGCCCATACTTCATCTGTTAATTCTTCGCCATACTTTGTCATATCTTCTTGGTCATACCACTGTGCACATATATATGCGTTAGGTGGTAGTTCTTTTAGTAATTCTATTGCTTGTGAAACTTTCATGCTGTTGCCCCCAATCTTTTATATGTATATACAACCGTATATGTTTCTGTATCTTTATCGTATGTGCGGAATGCTGTGCACTTACCTTCTTCATTATTAATGCACTTATATAATCCTGGAACTACGCTACATTCCCAATGATGTTCATGACTCATTATTAATAAGCCTTTCATCTTTTATAACTCTACCTCTGCGTATAGTTATGCCACGATTAATTAAATATGCGTCATATAATTCTTTGTATTCTTCATAGTATTTGTTTGCAAGAAATGATTGTGCATAACTTGCTGCTTTGGAACGCATTTTCATAATGTCATCAGTCATAAGTGTCTCTCCATATCTGGTTCGTAATCAGGGGTGTATGTATAACCAACCTTTGACCACGCACAAGGCGTGCAATAATAGTTTGGTCCTTCATCTAATTCTCTAACTAAGATTGTTGCGTCACACTTGCAACATGTTCTTTCTTTATACACTTTAGCCTCCCGTTGTCTATCGTATGCTTCATCTGGGTCGTAATAGTAATTAGTTTCGGATAACATTTTTCTCACGCTCAACTCTTAATAGTCTGCGTAGATTCATATTATCCCGTTGCAGCGCCATGTTCTGGCGCCAAAAGAGAATCATTACTGTGATGCTACTAGCCATAGCAATTGTGATTGCTACTAAATCTAGTGCTGTTATTATCATCATGCTTCCTCCTCGTCTGGATTGAATAGTTTATTCCAACAGTCGCCACAGATACCAGTCATAAATCTTTCACGCACTGGTATCTCTACATCTGGTAGCACATCTTGGATAGATGCGTTATTATTATAGAGCCAAAGTTGAGCACCTGTTATTTTTAATGTAACAGTTGTATAACAATGTGGACATGGTAATGATGTTACTGAATACAGTTGCTCTTGTATTTTGGATACATCTAACAGTGTAAACATTTTGTCTCCTTTGATTTGTATGTGGACTTGTATAGTTCCGTTGTAGTTACATCGGCGCTCAAAAAAAAACAAAGGCGAGTGGAGAGCCTTAGCCCCCCACCCGCCTATTTTGTTAAGCGATTGATTGAACCTCAATCTGTGTGTAAGGCGCATAACGCTCTGCGTTATCTACACCTGGACGGCGGTCAAAACGAGTTACGATTCGTCCTGAAATCTTAACTGTTTCTGATGCTCCGTTATCATCTTTTTGAAGCGCTTGCGCTTGCTTGGCTACTGCTTCATCTAGGAATACCAATGGCATTGTTGCGATACAACCTACCTTGCCCCACTCATTAATGATTCCTGTTTGGACTAAGTTGCCTGTCAAAACTTTACGCTCTGACTTGCCACGAAGTTGGATATTTTTGATGCTACCTGTGATTGTTACTGCGTTCATTTCTGTCTCCTTTAGTTGTTGTGGGCGGGTTGCCCCCAAGGCACAGGGTGCTGGGGGCAATCCCGTTGTTAGTTAGTTAGATACTGTCTCACAATTTGGGCATGCCACTTGAACATGAACTTGATAGTGGCATTGAATACAGATTGTGTAGCGAGGGGGAATCTCAACATCTAGGTCAAAGATACGGTCTGAGAGGAGGGTAGTTTGTTCTAGAAACTCCTCTCGTATGGTTCCGTCATCTTGGAGGGTGTAGGCACCAATCCAATCGTGGGCAGAAGGCTCAACGGATTGGATTGAGATTGGATGAGGATACTGAAGATTACCCTCATCAACAATCTGCCAAGCGTTGTTGGTATCACGGGCGTCCCGTGACTCTTGGCAGTCGAAGCACACATCATCAATCAGTAGGCAGTTGTAGCACTGGTTGGTGATGTTGATTCCGTTTGGCACGAACTCATCTTTTTTCATTTTTTA